GGAAGGCATCGGCGACTACTCCGACCTCTGGGAAATGGGAAATCCCGAAAACCCAGGACGGGATTCACAGTTTATCTCCTTTCGGCTTTCAACCCGCGAAAATGTTGGATACGGACTTACCAAAGAAAACTTCGAAGCGATCGTCCGCCAGCAAGCCGAATACCTCGTCGCACAAAACGTCGACGGGTACTTCATCGAAGCGCGAGACGCATACCTCTCAGCGCAATCAATCGACGGATGTTTTGATCCTGACATTGATACAGAATGTCCACCACAAAGGGGACATCGCTATGTCCAGGGATGTGACCCAGGTATTTCTTCTGACTCAACATGGTCGGTCGTACTCGATTACTCAGATCGAAAAAGAATTAGAGGAGTACGAGCAAGACGACGAATTGGAAAGCAAACTATTCCGTCCGTGGTGAACATGGTTCGGGAAAACGCACTGCTGTATCAGCAGGACGGCGCTTTCTGCACAACAATCGTTGACGAGACTGGTATGGGCGGGCGGCTCTTCCGACAGGAGTTTAACGTCATTAAGCCACTCAGGGGATACGACTTCGGCGGGACTAAGTCCAAGAAGTTGGTGCTCCTTGCAACGTTGAAGTCCATGCTCGACAAGAAGGAATTGATTTTCCCTCGAGGACAGCCATGGGACGACCTACGCAGACAGTTGCTGTCGTACAAACTAAACGATAAGAAACTCGAAACAGACGCAGTCATGGCTCTTGCGCTTGCCGTATGGTACGCGTCAAGGAATCCAGATCAACCAGTCAAGGACCCAGTATTTTCCTATTATGGAGGAAGTGATTAATGGCTAAAGTTAGAGGCGTTCCTCGCGCATTCCAGGGGACTAGGGCGATTCCTGGTCAGTACACGACTGACCCAGATATCGCCACCCCAGCGCAGATTAAGTCAATCGGAAAGGCTGTCGATAAGGCTCGACGACTCTCAACTGGAGAGATCATCCGAGAACCGCTTGGCGGAGGGAACCCCCTTGTTACCCAAGCCACACCAGCCACGGTTACGGCTGGATCCACCTCTCGATCTGTACCAAAGGCAAAAGACGGCATCCGAGCAACGGGTCCCGCGGTTGCCACTTCCCCTGTTGCGCTAAACGCAAGTGCTGGTGGAATCGGGGTACCAATTAACAAGAGGTTTGCTAAACTTGAAGTAGGTAAACTAACCGAGACCCAGTCAGCATCCATCAAGATGCTTAAGGCGAGCCTAGAAGTTCAAGACGTAAACCCAGACACCAACTTTGAGTTCAACCTGTTCGGTGAAGTCTTGATGCGAAAGCAGACTTCTGAACCAGAGCAGAACCGACTCCGCGCACTGTTCCGTCGCTTTGATAACCTATATCATCCAAATGTTATCACCCTCGGTGGTGCTGACCATTGGGCTGATGACGCCACTGCGCGTACCGCTGGTCGCGCACACGTCTCAGTCAACGTACACGCGGCGTATGTCAACATCCCCGCATCGTTGCAGGCAGTCATGCCTGTTATTAACTACATCCCTGCGGGCGAGGATAAAGACTCCCGTATCGTGGCAGCAAACGCAGAACGACTCTTCTTCCGATGGGCGGAAGAGAACCAGTTTGACGTGCTCCTTGAGGATGCCTGTTTCATCAAGTCGCTTTACGGATACACCGCAGGTAAGGTCTATTGGGACGCAGAGAACAGACTCCCTAGGCTCCGAATTGTCGAGATGCCAGAAAACCTATACCTTGGTTTTGGAATGTCCGACTTTAGCCGACTGGACTGGGCGCTCTATACCTATGGTATGAGCCCACAGGCAGTCGAAGAGGATTACGGGATTAAGGTCGTCACTACCCAGCAGGGTGGTAAGTGGTACAACTACACCGCCTCCACGCACGATGACCCGATTGCTAACGTCTACCAGAATCAGTTCGAGCGCAACCCGCTCCGACGTGAGACTCCGTACGAGATGCAGCAGGTCGAAGTCTACGACTATTGGTACAAGGTCCCAGGAGCCCCAGGAAAGGCTCCTACGGTCTACAATGCCATCTTCGTCGGAAACACACTCGTTAAGAACAGCCGACACACTGAATACCGCGGAGAGATCCCGTACGTCCTTCTTTCTAACGCAAAGGTTCCTGGCAGCCCATATGGTAAGCCAGAACTTTACGACGTGGAGCAGTTGCTCCGTGAGAAGGACGAGCGAATTACCAACCAAGCGCAGATGATCCACTCGGTCATTGGCGGACAGATGTTCCAGTTGGTTGGACCAGAGGCACCAGACGAGATCCCAGCCAACGCAATCCCAAAGCCAGGGAAGATGGCGGCGCCTGGACCAGGCAACGAGATCCGATCGATCTCGCCATTCATTCCTCAGTTCCAGATTGAAGACTATAACCGACGAGTCGACAGAGAGATCGCGGTGGTTACGGGGCTTAATGACCTCCTCCTCGGGCTCGCCCCTTCGGGTGTGCTCGGGTCATCCCGTGCCATCGCGTCTCTCGTCGCAAACTACGAGGCACGCATTGCCCCGAAGCGCAAGTTGCTTTACTCCTGGATTAAGCAGGTGTGGAAGATGTGCGCACAGATGTGGGAGACAAAGCAACCAGAGGTTGGTCTCGTCTTTAACGGCAACTACCGCCTTGACATTACCCCGCCAGAACTGACGCCACGAGACACGCTCGAACTGGCACAGACGGCAATCAACCTCGTTCAGAACCGTATCTGGAGCGCAGAACGCGCAATGGATCGTGTGGGCGTGGAAGATCCAGAGGGCGAGTTGATGGTCATCCGCGAGGAGCAGACCGACGCAACTCTCAACCCGTCGTCCGTCATGGCAATGGCAAACCTGATGCAGATGTTCCAGCAGATGGGACTTCAGCAGCAGCAGGCGGCTGCCGAGCAGTTCGCCCAACAGCAGGCAAGCGTGGCGAACACCGCCCGCACGCTTCAGGCACCAGCGGCTGGTACGCAGTCGCTTAACCAGCCAGAGAATCAGGCACAGTCTCCAGCAGAGGCTACTCCAGAAAACGCGCTCGGAGAAAACGCAGCGCCCGAAGGTGAGGTACCCGCATAATGGCACGACGTGGAAAATTCGGACGAGGAACAACTGGATCGGCAAACCTTAGTTCGTTTATCAGTAGTCTCGTACAGCAAAGCATCTCGATGAACGAGCGTGCGCTAATTAACGCATTCCAAGACCAGACGGAATATAGCGGATCGGTCCCTACTGGGGCTGATATCGAGGCATACGTTGACTCTAGGCTACAAGGCGTTGACCCAAACTCTGCTGATTACGCATACTACGTTAACCTGCGAGAAACTGCACTTCGCCAGGAGCGTGCCAAGAGAGTACAGTCCCTAACTGACTCGTTTAATGCAAGCATGGGCGACAACTTTAACGAATTCTACGACGAAATCTCATCCATACTACGAAGTGGTAACCTCAGTGAAGCCGAGAGGCAGGAGTTCCAGTCAGTGCTTACATCAAAGACTGCTGATTACGTTGAACTCGTTGGTGGTCAATACAAAACTGGAGCAGTTTCCTATGAGGAACTCCTAGAAAAGACCGACTCCGCAATTGGACTCCTCGAGGGAACCGTCCAAGAGAACGCTCTCGTCTACCGAGCCGACGTTATTATGGACAGAGAGGCAGAGTCACTTAGCAGCGGCATGCTTTCTGGATCGGACTATAAGACACGGGTCGAGGCTGCCTTCAGGGGAATCGACCCAGAGTCGGCAACTACCTTTGACCTAAAAAACAAGATGTTTACCACGATCTGGAACGCCGAGGTCGATAAGGAGTACGGTAAGGTTCTTGCCGCTCAGGATAAGCCAACTGGAAAGCAAATTAACAAGACACAGAACTACCTGGATTGGGCTCGGGGCAAGTTGTCTGAACTAGAGGCTTCTGGAATTACTGGCGGAGAATTGTACAACTCCATTAAGAACAATATCGCATCATACGATAACACGCTTTCCGAACTAAAAGTTAAGGCTGGAAGTGAATTGTACAAAACGCGCAAGGCAAACGCTGAAGCCTCCAGGGGCGTCCTCGATCAGTTTGCTGCTCAGGCTGCGGTATACGTTTCTGGAGCCGCAGCAAACTCTCTTCGAGACATGACTGGTGGGGTAACACTTAACAACCTTCTTGCTACCGACCCATTTGCCATGGTTAGGTATTTTGACATTAACCCTTCAGCACAGGAAGACTTTAACGCTGCCCTAGATGAATACCGAACAAATACCAAGGGTCTAGTTGCAACGGCTAAGGCTATCGGTGCTGGTAAGGGAGACGCGATGGCTCTGCGAAACGATGCCGTGGAGATTGCTAGGTACACCAAGCAAGATACCACACTAGAGGATTACGAGGACGCTTTCGATAAGAAGATTGAATTAGTTGGTAAGGCAAATGGCGACGATTCAGTAATCGAGAGCATCAATGCCGAGTGGCTAAGTTTCCTAAAGGGGAATACAACCTCATCTTTTGGCAAGGGAATTGCTCCCGCATCGGGCAACGTGTTTGCTGGTTTGATTGCTAACGAACAGGCTGTATACGAGGTGGGTGGCGCTGGAGGGTCAATCGACGCTATCGGTTCAACCTTTATCGATTACATCCTTCCAAGTAAGGCGGTTGATGGAGACACAAGAACCAACAGCCAGATCGAGTCTGAAGAGGCAGCAAAGACTACTCAAATGTCCGCTCTTCTTAAAACTGGGAAAGCAGTACGTTTTGTTGACGCAAATGGTGTTGGGTCAACGGTGACCCTCCGACAGGCTGATCAGGCTAAGGGTGAATACACGTTTGCCGAACTAAATGCAAACGGTAAGATGACTCCAGTAATCCGTCAGGGAATTCCAGTCAATGGGACTCTCAATGGTTCGGCGGTAAAGGGGACCGAATGGGGGTTCTACTATCCAGACACGGGAGTGTGGGTTGGTGCTGACGGAAAGACTTATACCTCTCCGCCGATTAAAATGCTTAACGGCGGGGCTCCAGAATATGACAGCGATGGCAACCCAGTAAGGATTACTTTTGCCGTTGACCCGTCAACTAAAATTATAGACGGCTCACTTATCAAGGGTGGTGCTGTTGTTCCTCGTGAAAGGAACAAGGACGTGGTTGAGGTCGACCAAGCCCTTGCGATTACAAATGCAATTAATAATGACAAGACTGGGTCCTACAAGACTGCTGGTCCAAAGGGGCTTATTACTAAGCCGATCCTTGATGCAATTACCCACTCATTCGATGATCCAGACGCAAAAAAGAGCATTGAGGAACAGGTCGCTATTTACAACGAACGTGTTGGTCGATTCGACGTTGGGTATGGTGAAAGCAGACTTACGAGGGAAACCCCTGGAAGTTTGGTAAGCCCAACATACGAGCAGAAGATTGGCGACTTTAAGAAGTTTATTGGAGAAGATTCTACTGACGGTCAAAACCCAATGGTTCAAACGATTATTACTAAGCATTCAGACGGAAAAACAAGGTACACGAGGGTTCCGTATTCTTCAGCATACACCGAAACCTCTCCTGGGGTATTTGTTCGAAAAGATTCCGCTACAACCGTAGACGCGCTTTGGGGTAAGCCGCGACCTGAAAGTGAGCAGTTTTTCCCAAAGACCATTGATGTGTCAAGTTCTCTGGACCTACCAGCGGTTAAGCCGTATATTGCAAAGAAGAACCCATCTTCAACTGCGGCAAATACTGCACAGTTAATTCAAGATCAATTCTTCAGAAATGCTCCTTTGCCAAATAGTGATTCGTACCTATCTCGATCAGGGTCTGCGTCGTCTCCAACGACGTACACCCCAGGCGCTCCGATTCAGCCAAAGGCAAACCTTTTCAATTCTCAGCCAATGATTGATTTTAGGTCATCGGAAAGGGAATCTATTTCCAGTCCAATTGCAACGTTTGGAGGAATTAACATTCAGTCCCCTACGATTATGGGGCTTGGGTCACCTACCCTTCAGGGAATCTCTGGAGACTCACTTCTTGAACGCAAGAGTTCATTGACTGGAACTACACCAGGACTTCCAAAAGTTGGTGGGAATGCCCGAGGGGGTACTCGTTAATGCCATCTATTATTGACCCGAATCGTGGAGCAAGAGGTTCTTCTGTATCTGTTAAGATCCCGAAGATTTCAATCAACACGTACACGCAAGGTCAGAATTCATCGCTAGGTAAAGTTGATGTGTCTTTTGGTGGAAAGCCAGAAGACTTAACATCTGCCGCTGGTCAACTTGCTGGTGCGGTAACTGGTCTTGCTGGCGGTCTTGTTAGGGCAGTGCCATTTATCGGCAACCCAATTGCGGACTTTATTGGTAGTGCGACAGATGCTGTTTCAAAGGTTGGATTCGAAGGCGGACCAAAGATTGGAGATATTGCGAATATCCCGATCAAGGGTCTTGAAGGCGCTGGAAACGTCGCCCTAAGCGCCCTCGCACTTCCAGGAAACATTGTCGAGCGAGGCTTCGCCGAGGTGGGAGTTAGAACTAGGCAGCAAGGAACAGAGGCGTTCCAGGAACTTCCATCAGAGGTTCGAGATCTTATCCGACAAGGTAAGCATAGTGAAGCAGCCGCAAAACTACAGGAAAGCGGAAAGACGTACGGGGATGGGTTTGGCGGGCTTGCGCTCTCTCTTGTCCTTGACCCTCTAAACTTTATCCCGCTAACATGGTTTACAAAACCATTTTCCGTGGCGGCAAAGGGAGTAAACTCCGCCGTTAAGGTTGCAACGAATGCTGAAGAGGCAATGTTTAAGATTGCGTCAAATAGGGCACAGACTGTTCTTCGACAATCCGTTGACACAAAGATCTGGGATGATCTTAGCAGAACGGCTGGATCTGTTAAAAAGGTCGTTGGCGGAAAAACGGTTAACTTGTTTGAGGAGTCTAGCAACAACATAAACTCCGTTCTTGCTGGTCTAGAAAAGTCAGCCGCTCGCAACGGATTTGTTGCCGACTCAATGCTTTCCGCTGGCGAAAGCGCAGAGGACGTGTTTAACACGCTAGTAACTGCTGCTGACCCTCGACTTGCAACCAAGGGGGAAAAGGTTGCTTCTGTTAAGAAGGCTCGTGAAATTTGGGACGGAATTTTCCCAGAAGATCCTGGCGGATTTGACGAAATTCTTGGTCAGGTTCGTAAGGGAATTAATGAAGATCAAGCCTTTGACGTCGTTACCCTTCTCCAGCGAAGAATCCAGCAGAGGGTCGTTAGCGCAGAGGTAAAGGATAGGGGCGCAATTCAGGTCCTTCTTGCTCGGGCAAAGCATTTTACTGACGACATCGATGCTGACGCTGCGCGAATAATCAGGGAAAATAAACTAGAACTTAACCCGCTGGTTGACGACGTCGCCGCAGCCGAAGAGCAAGTTAGGGCGTGGGTCACCTATGGTCTTGGTCTATCCGATGAGGCTGCAAGCCCAATCGTTCGATCAATTATGGGAAAGGTTAGCGGGGCATCCGCCGCTGGAAGCAAGGGAAGAGAGGCTGCTCTTGACGCCCTTGAATGGAGCAGGCAGCAAGCATTCGGAAAAGTCCGACGAGAAATTGGGGAAATTCGCGCAAGGGGGATTGACAGGGCGCCAAAGACCGTCGAACAACTAGGTCTTATG